CTTGGATTGAGTTTGATAACTCTACTTCACTTTTTGATGTATGGCAGTATACAAATAATGATTTAAGATTTGGAACTAACAATACAGAACGCATGAGAATAGACTCATCAGGAAACGTTGGAATTGGTGTAACCAATCCATCAAGTTACTGGGGACAAGCAGATAATCTTGTTGTAGGTGGTACTGGTAACGATGGTATAACTATTAAATCTTCAACATCAGGAAATGGTAGACTAATATTTACTGATACAGAATCTTCTACAGCAGGTCAGAACGATGGTGGTCAAATTCAATACAATCATGCAAGTGATTATATGACTTTAAGAACCAATGGTGCAGAACGCATGAGAATAGACTCATCAGGTAATGTTGGAATTGGAACGAGTAGTCCTGACAATCCTTTACACATATCGGCATCTACAGAGCCATATATACGTATTGAAAACACAGATATAACATTAACAGAAGGTCAAATAGTTGGTGGTTTAATTTTTGAACAAAACGACTCAACTGGAGGAGGAACAGGGATAACAGGTCGTATACAAATGCGTTCTGCGGACAGACCTGATAACAGTAGTTATTTTGGTAATGTAGCTGATATGGATTTTCTTGTTTCTGGTGCATCTACTGGTCAAGCCTCAAATAACGCTACCAAAACTGCAATGACTATACGTGCAGGAACAGGTAATGTTGGAATTGGAACCGATAGTCCTTCATCAAAACTTAGCGTTTCAAATGCAGGAGCAGGTGGTTTAGAAATAAATCCAAGTTACTCAGGTACAAGGAACTTAGTAATAAATTATAACCGCTCAACATCTTCTTATACTGGCGTTGATTTTGATGCTACAGATTATATATTTTATGGCACTGGCACAGAACGCATGAGAATAGACTCTTCAGGTAATTTGTTGGTTGGAACTACTGATAGCTCTCCTTTTAATAATAGTGCAAATACATCAGCAGACAATGGCATAGCTTTAGGAAATGCTGGAAATGTTTATGCAGCAAGATACAATTTTGCACCTTTAGACCTTAATAGAACAGGTAGTGATGGTGATATCATTGCATTAAGAAAGTCAGGAGCAATAGTTGGAAGTATTGGTACAACTAGCAGTAACCTATATATAGGTACAGGTGATACTGGTGTTTTCTTCAATGCATCTGAAGATGCAATTTATCCTATCAATACATCAACTATAGCAGGTAGAGATAATGCTATAGACTTAGGTAAGTCTGATACAAGATTCAAAGACATTTACGCTACCAATGGAACTATACAAACTTCAGACAGGAACGAGAAACAAGATATAGAAGCTCTAACAGATGCAGAGACTAGAGTAGCTGTTGCAGCTAAAGGACTACTTAGAAAGTTCAGATGGCAGTCTGCTGTAGCTTTAAAAGGTGATGATGCTAGAATCCACTTTGGAATCATAGCTCAAGACTTACAAGATGCTTTTACTGCTGAAGGATTAGATGCAGGTGACTATGCTATGTTTATTAGTAGCACTTGGACTGATGATGACGGAGTAGAACAAACAAGACTAGGAGTACGTTATAGCGAACTTCTAGCATTTATTATTGCAGCAATTTAACAAAGGAGAATAATATGGCAATTGGATATACTTGGGACGTTTCAACAGTTGATACTTACCCAACACTAGATGGTAATACTGATGTGGTTTATTCAGTACATTGGAGATTAACAGCAGAAGATGATGCTAATCAGGATGCTGATGGCAACAACATTACTGCTACTTCATACGGGACTTGTGGTTTAGATACTTCAGACCTCTCAAGCTTTACAGCTTTTGCAGATTTGACAGCTTCTGACGTACAAGGCTGGGTTGAAGGAGTTTTCGGAGCTGATGATGTTGCAGCTAAAAAAGCAGCATTAGATGCAAAGATAGCTGAAATCATCACACCAACAAGCGTTACTAAGACTATAGGTTAATCATGGCCCTGTTGCCTGTAACTCCGCCAGCTGGGATAGTCAAAAATGGAACTGACTATGCTAATAAAGGTCGTTGGGTTGACGGCAACTTAGTTCGTTTTGAAAATGGTTTTCTTAAACCTATAGGCGGTTGGTCTAAACTAAGAGCTACAGCATTAGATGGCGAGCCTATTGGCATGTACGCCTATAAAGATAATGCTGGTAACTCTGTATTAGCAGTTGGTACTAGACAAAAGATCTATGTGCTTTACGACAACACCTGGACTGATATAACACCATCAGGATTTGTAAACGATGTTACAGCTGATCCATTAGGTTATGGTGCATACCATTGGGGTGTAGAAGATTATGGTGATGCTAGATCACAATCAGGTTTACCATTACAACAAGGTCATTTCTCCTTTGACAACTGGGGTGAACACCTAATCTTTTGTTTTTCTGGTGACGGCAAAATCTATCAATGGCGACCAGACTCAGCAGGTGGATCACCTGATACTATCGGCACAGTAGTAAGCAATGCACCTATTAATAACCAAGCTATATTAGTAACTAACGAAAGGCATTTAGTTGCTATTGGTGCAGGCGGAGATCCTAGGAAAGTTGCATGGAGTGATAGAGAAGATAATACCAACTGGACATCCACAGCTAGAAACACAGCAGGTGACTTACAAATACCTACAGGCGGTAGGGCATTGCTAGGTGTTAAATATCAAAACGATGTCATCATATTTAGTGATACTGGTATAGATAGAATGAGCTATGTTGGCTCACCTTTTGTCTATGGTATTACCGCAGCTGGTTCTAACTGTAAAGCAGTAAGTAGAAGATCAGTAGTACAAACAGGTAACTTCTTAGCATGGATGGGTGAGAATGCTTACTTTGTTTATGATGGTGTTGTAAGAGAAATACCATGTGAAGTGCATGACTTTGTATATGACAACTTAAATGTTCCAGGTAGAAACGCATCATGGGGTGGACACAACTCAAACTTTAACGAGATATGGTGGGGATTCCCAGTAGGCACAAGCCAATACAGACCTAACAAATATATTATTTGGAACTACAGAGAAAACACTTGGTCTATTGGATCATTAGATAGAGGCTGTTGGATTGACCAAGGTGCATTTGACTATCCAATTGCAGGTGATTCACTTGGTTTTATTTACGAACATGAATCAACCTCATTATCTAACTCACCTAACTTAGACTCTGATGTACCTTTTTGTACTAGCGGTCCAATAGAATTAGGCAACGGCGATAACTATGTGCAATGTAATCAGATTATTCCAGACGAAGAAGCTAATACATTACCTGGTGTAACGATAAGCTTTAAAGGCAAGTTTACACCGCTAGGCGCAGAGACTGACTTTGGTTCATTTACCTTTGAGAACGATGGTTATACTGATGCAAGGTTTACAGCAAGACAAGTACAAATGACTGTAACAGGTACAACCACACAGGATTTCCAAGTTGGTAACATAAGATTAAACCTAAGACAAAGAGGTAGAAGATAATGTCATTAACCTTAGCGGCAAAAGAGCAATACATACAAAGAGCAATTAATGTTAAATATGCTTTTACTGCTACTACACAGCAAACTATTTACACAGCACCAACTGGTGATGATTTTACTTTTGCTATTGTTAAAGGATTTATTGCTTGCGATCATGGTAATCAGCAAACCAATATAGACGTATCTATTACCGATACAAGTTCTAATGAGTTTTTTATTTATAAACAACACAACATAAGCGCACATGCTACTGAAGAGTTACAAACTAACGAAGGTATTATTATTCAGCAAGGCGAAGTAATAAAAGCGCAAGTAAACCATGCAAACATACATGTAGTTTTAAGCATTATAGAATATGGTAAAGGCGACTAATAAAGTAGTTGATATACAAGAGGTCAAAAAAGAACCTTGGGAAGTTGAATGGGATAGGTGCAAACCCTTGCTCGTAAAAGCTATGAAATATCAAGATACCTATACAATTGACGACATAGAAGATAAAATAAGAAATGGAATAGCACTACTATGGCCAGGTAAAAAATCAGCTATGGTGACAGAATTAGCGTTATTTCCACAAATGAAAGCAATGAACATTTTAGTTTTTGCAGGAAATTTTGAAGAATTTGAAGAAATGTTTAAACACGTAGAAACATTTGCAAGAGAAGCTGGCATCAAAAGATTATATGGTGGTGGCAGAAAAGGATGGATTAGAAAAGCAAAACACTTAGGCATAAAACAAGAAGTGTTGTTGAGTAAAGATTTATAGGAGAAAACATGCCACAAGCAGCATTACCATACATTACAACTGGAGCAGCAGTTTACGGCGCGACTCAAGGTGGCGGTGGCTCACAAACAGTCACGCAACAAACAGATCCACAAACACAAGCTAGATATGAAGATATCTACCAAAGAGCTAAAGGCATCGCACAACAGCCGTTTATACCTTATACAGGCCCAATGGTTGCAGGTTTTAACCCAGATCAACTACGACAGTTTCAGGCGACTAGAGGACTATTTGAAACAGGTATGGGTTACGACCCAACAAAAGCTTTACAAGGATTAGCACAAGAAGCTAGACCTGTGACTGGTCAAGCTGCATCTTTACTTGGTCAAGACATTAGCGCATATCAATCACCTTATCAGCAACAAGTTATAGATCTTGCAATGCAGGATATACAAAAGCAAGCTGATATAGCGCGAGGCGGTGCGCAGGAGCGTGCGATCAGAGCAGGCGCATTTGGTGGTTCAAGATCAGCATTGTTAGAGTCTGAGTCGCAACGACCTTACGCAGAGCAAATGGCTAGAACAGCTGCTGGTTTAAGGCAGTCTGGTTTTCAGCAGGCGCAAGCGGCGGCGGAGCGTGATGTGGCAAGACAACAACAAATGCAAATGTTTGCGCCACAGTTTGAATTACAAGCAAGGCAACAACAAGCAGGCTTGCTAGGTGGTTTACAAGCTGGTCAGTTACAAGGATTAGGGTTGCTAGGGCAAGCGGGTGCGCAACAGCAACAACTACAACAAAGAGGTATCGAAGCGCAAAGAGGCGAATTCCAAAGAGCATTGGCATATCCATCACAGCAACTTGGTTTATTGTCACAAGCTGTATTTGGAATACCAGGAACAACATCAACTACAACAGGCTATAACCCTGGTATGTTTGATAAATTACAAACAGGTATAGGCACTTACCAAACTTTAAGTAATTTATTTAATCCACCAACACAAACACCAGCTCAAGTACCACAAATAAATATGCCGTCTACTTTACCAGGCACAGGCGGTTTACCAGGATTAGGATAAAGATATGGCTATAGGAGATGCTTTTAAAGGTTTAGGTCAAAGGCTAGGCAGAGGACTTGTGCAAGTAGGTGGTTATGATCCTAGGCAACAAGTATCAGCACAAGAGGCAGCTAGAAGAAGAAATATTGGATTAGAAGCTTTACAAAGAAGCTTTGGTAAATCTGCTGCCATATTATCTGGTGATCCACAAAGACTTGCTTTGGCACAGCAACAAGAAGAAGCTGCAAGAAAAAGAAAGCTTCGTGAAGATTTTTTAGCTAAAAACCCACAGTATGCACAAACTCTTAGAGCATTAGAAGCTGGGATACCAGCTAAAATGTTAAGCAAAGACGATGGTGCATTATTTGAGGGACAAGGCATTGCTAACCAATTTTATAATATTCTTTTACAGGGACAACGAAATCCATCTGTAAGACAGTCTCCAATGTACAAAACTGCGTATGATTATTTATCGCAACCTAAGACAGAAACATATATAAATGAAGTCGGACAACAAGTAACAAGAAAAATACCAGGGATGATTTCTAAAGAAGATTATTTACCTCCAACTGGTGTTGCTACGGTTGACGAAGAACCAATTGTTACAGAAGAACCTAAAGTAGAAGAAATTGTTAAGGTATCTCCAGAAAGAAGAAAAACCTTAGAAACACAAATTGACACAGTAAATAATTCAGAAAGAAAAATATTAGCTTTCCAAAAAAAATTAGATGAACTAGATCCAGGTCCTCTTACTGTTGGTGAAGATAGGGCTGATATAGAAAGTCAGTACACAGCAGTATTATTAGAACTTAAAAACCTAGAAGAGTTAGGTGTTCTTGCCGGACCTGATTTAGATTTATTACAAAGCATGCTTGGTGATCCATTGAGCTTTAAACAGTTTTTTGTAAAAGGTGGCACAGAGGGTGTAAAAAAACAATTGAATAACTTATTGAAATCCATTCAAGATAGAAAAACACCAATCTATAAAGAACTGGGAATGGAAGAGCCTGAAGGAACAATCACGCAAACAACACAAACAGCCTATCTAAAAGGCAGAAAAATAGAGGTAAATGCAACAGGAGATGGTTGGATTTATTCTGATACTAATGAGGCGGTAGAATAATAAACATGGCTATACCTCTGCCACAAGGAGCAACAACAACACCACCACTTCCTGGTGGCGCTTTATCTTTTGATAATTTAGATAATGAAACAGGTGCGCCAAAAAAAATAAGAGCAGTTATTTCTGCATATAAAAAACCAGAAGATAAATTAAAATTATTAAGAAAATATTATCCAGACGCAATACCTTTCGGTTCAGATAATTATGTATTTACAAATCCCAAAACTAAACAACCCACCTTGTTTAATCCTGGTGGATTTGATCTTGGTGATGTTTTTGAGTACGGCAGAATATTACCAGAAATAGCAGGCGGTCTTGTTGGTGGTGCTGCTGGTGGATTGGTTTCGTCACCATCTATTGCTGGAGTGCCAATAGCAGTTGCTGGTGGCGCAGCCGCTGGATCAGTTGCTTATGGTGAAGCTTATGATGCCGCATTACGTTATTTTTTTGGTCAAGGAGCTGAAGATACAAGAACTATAAAAGAACACGCAGGCGATATAGCCTTACAAGGAACAATAGAAGGACTTTCACCATTTCCTATAGCTAAAGGTTCTGAAGTATTAAGATCACAAGCAAACAAAGTTTTTACCAGTCCAACAGCTAAAGCAAGTTACCAATCTGCGGAAAATCTTGGTATGAAAGATTTACCTTTAGGCGTTACAGTACCTAGTGTTGCTAGAACAGAAAACGCATTAGCGACTACAGCTGGTGGTAGCAAAGTTGTGCAATCTTATTCACAATCTTTAGAACAATTGAATAAAGCTATAGAAGATTTAACAGCTACAGGTAGTAATTTTGGTAGTAAAGATGCAGGCGATTTAATTCTGAATGCTGCTTTAAAATTCGAAGATGACTTTTTAACAAGATCTGACGCTTTGTATGCAAGACTGACTAAACAAATACCAAGAAATAAAACATTTGAATTGTCAAATACAAAAAAAGTATTACAAGCAAACAAATATAGATTTTCAAACAAAGGGTTAAATGAATTGTTTGGCAAAAACATCGGCGATAGGTTAAATGTATACTTTCAAGGCGATCCAATACTTAATTACAGAGACACAGCACAGCTTAGAACACTCATAGGCAGACAACTTAAAGGTAACTTTGTAGTAGGTACTTCTCCAGATTTGACAGATTTAAAAAAATTATATGCAGCACTTTCTGATGACTTGTTTGATGCAGCTGAATCAGTAGGAGGCGATGTCGCTGTTACAGCTAGATTAGCTAATAGTTATTATAAAAAAGGTAGCGATGTTATCAATAGGCAAATAAAACCTATCACCACACAAGCTGGTAAAGATATTTTACCTTCTGAAAAAATTTATAGTAAATTACAAACAAATCTAAGAACTGAACCTTCTAAAGCAAATGAATTTTTAGGTAACATTTTTAATAAAAATTTAGGCAACGAAAATCAATTAAAACTGTTAGGTGAAAAACAATTTATGGATTTGACAAGAGACGTTGATGGTGGTTTTAGTGTAGGAAAAACAGTTTCTAATATAGAAAAACTAAAAAAAGGCACAAATGAGTTACCTGTATCAATATTAAGCTTAGGAACAAAAGTTGATGACATAGAAACTTTATCAAGAGGTTTTAAAGAAGCTGGTAAATCTGTAAACTTTTCTAACACAGCGTTTGGTAATTCCCAAAGAGAATTATATACAGCTCTTGGATTAGGAGCTGGTGGAGGTATTATTTCAGGAGATCCAACAACAGGCTTGAGTCTTGCAGCAGGAGCATATTTAACGCCAAAAGCCATTACAGCAGCACTAACAAATCCAGCTACTAAAGCTACATTCAAAAATTGGGCAACAAAAGCTGATACACCTATAGATGCAAAAGTCGCCGTTTTAACAGCTATTGGTTTTACAGGTCCACAAGCACAACAGCTTATAGAGAACCAATATAAGCAAGAATCATTATTAACAGTACCCGAATAACCATATGCCGCGCCAATCAGAAAGAGTTGGCCGATCTGGAGAATACTTAGTAGCCTCGCTACTTTCTTTATATACTGATACTGTGGTAATTGTTCCACACAGCGCAGAAGCAGACATCATCTTTGACATTGATAATAAAATATATAAATGCCAAGTTAAAACACAGTCTAAAATACAAAGATGTAGGGTTTCATGGATATATGATTTTAGACGTGGTGCTTACACCAAAGAAAGATTCTATAAAGAAGATGCTATAGATGTTTATGCTTTGGTTGCACTTAAATACCAATCAGTTAAGTTTCTTCTTCCACAAGGCTTAAAACAGATAAGTTTTAAAGACGAAGAGATACGTGCGTGGAACTCGCTAACTAATACTGAAAACCTATTTAAAGAGCTTCAATGTCAACAGACACAGTAGGATCTTTATAATGTGTTACAGAGTTCATACCTAAAGATATTAGATACTCAGCCACATCATGTGGTTCTTTCTGTTCCATTTTACAAAAATCTCTAAACTTTCTAGCCAAATGTTTGTTTACATAGATAGGTTTTCTTCCGTTTCTTTCTTTAAGAATTGGATCGTCAAACGCATCAAAATTCATAGTTACCTCTTAATCCAGAGAAACCTCTACTGAATATTTACCTATATCGTTACCATCAGAATCTACGCCATGGACCATCTGTAGTTCTAAATCTATAAAGTGTTTAGCTTTCATTAGATCAGTTACTCTATCTTTCTTATCACCTTTTGTTCTAGTTATGTATTTAAGACAACTACCTAAGTTATAAGACAGGTTGTTAGCATAGATATAGTCAATGGGTTGTATTCTGGCTGACTTATAATGTGTACCAGCTACTTGGTTATTGGTTGCAAGCTTATCTATAGCCTGATCCCATTCCTTTTCATTTCCTATATTTGTATGTGCATATACAGTTTTATTCATAAAATTTCTCCACTTTTTTATTATTATACTACTTGTAAATTAGTAATATTGGTATATTATAAACAAAAATATAAATAAAAGGGAAATTTATGGAAATATCAGAAAAGAATTTTGACATATCAAATACCATAGAAGTTGACGAACTAGCAGAGAGATGGGGAGTCAGCAAGAAAACAATCGATAATAGAAGGTACAGAGGTCAAGGACCAAACTACTTTAAGATTGGTGGCAAGATTAAATACGATCTTGATGATGTGAAGAGAATGGAACAAGACTCTTACATTTCCGTCCATGGCACACGCTAAGTTAAGTCCATCAGCTGCAAAGATATGGATGGCATGTCCAGGTATGCCACAATTACTTGCGAGCATGGATGTAGAATATAAGGTAGGCATACCCGCTGCTACTGGTACATTGATTCACGAAATGGTAGAGACACTACTAAAAGGTAGACTCAATAACTTAACCATAGAAGAGTATTATCTAGGTACTACACATCATGTAGAAGATTTTGACATAACTGTAGATCAAGAGATGATTGACTGCGCTAATAGTTATGTTGATTACATAGATCAAAGAATACAAGAGCTGGATATCAAAAGACCATTGATTGAAGAAAAGGTAAACATGCCAGAGATACACGAAGATTTATGGGGTACAGCAGATGCTATTCTTATTGGTAAAGACACCATAGAAATAATAGATTTAAAAACAGGTAAGTGGGCGGTAGAAGCAGACAACCCACAAATGCGTATCTATGCGCTAGGTGCATTAACTAGATACGGCGATGACTGCACAGTTCAAATGACTATCGTGCAACCAAGAGGTTGGCATAAAGATGGTCCAATCAGATCATATTCCATATCAGCTATTAATTTAGTTGAATGGGCCTATGAAACTTTAAAGCCAGCAGCTGATGCTTGCTTTGAAGAAATACCCACATACAACTACAGCAAAGACGGATGCCGTTGGTGTAATGCTAAAGAAGTATGTGATACCTATAAACAAAACCAAAAGGGAGACTAAAATGGTTGAAGAAAATAAAACAGAAAATGTTGAAGAGCCAACAATTAAATTTACTGAAGATGGTAAAGAGCATAAGCTTTCTGAGTTACCAGAAGAAGCAAAGCGATTGATGGCTAGATGGCAAGAAAAGAGACAGGTCAGAGATGAGTTTACTGTGAAAGCACAAAACGATATTGATGATCTTAATACTTTACTTGCATCTTACGAGGCTCGTATGAAGCAAATCGTTGAGCCAACTGATGAACCTAAGATAGAGGTGTCTAAGTGAGTCTAGCTAACATAAGACAAAAGGCTAAACTAAAACCACCAATCATGGTTATTTATGGACCAGGTGGTATTGGTAAGACAACCTTTGGCGCAACTATGAATAAAGCAATCATAGTACAAGCCGAAGATGGTATCGGTAAAATAGAATGTCCACACTTTCCTGTGGCTAGTACATACACTGAGTTTGAAGATAACTTAAGAGCATTAATCAATGATGATAGTGAATACAAAACTGTTGTCATAGATAGTTTAGATTGGTTAGAAACATTGATGCATGAACATGTATGTCTTAAGAATGGTTGGCCAGATATCTCTGCACCAGCTTACGGAAAAGGCTATGCGGCTTGTCTTGAGACTTGGAAAGAGTATCTTGCTTTACTTAATCAGTTGCGAGCAAAAGGATTTACTATTCTACAAATCGCACATAACGAAGTAAAAAGATATGAAGATCCATCAAGCGAGCCACATGATAGACATCAGATTAAACTGCATAGAAAAGCAGCTGATTTAATCATAGAGCATAGTGATGCTGTATTTTTTGCTAACTACAAGATAGGTACTATCCAAGTAAAAGGCAAAGGCGGTGGCATGACTACTAAACTAAAACAAGGTGATAGAACTATCTTCACACAAGAAACACCTGGCTTCCAAGCTAAAAATAGATTTGGCTTAGATGCAGAGATGCCTTTTGATTGGCAAGCGATTAGGGAGCAGATGTTGAAATGAATGAGATATTGCTATTAGAGTATAACGAGTTTGATCCTGGTGATGATCCACAGTATACAGATGGTTATTGTAACTATTGTGGATCTAAAGAGGATGACTGCGTTGAATATAAATGTTGGATTTAAAAAAGGAGTAAATTATGGATTTGACAAATTATAATGTTGATTCTGTCGGTGAAGGCAGAGGACAAGTAGAGCCAGGCAGGCATGTTCTGCATTGGCAAGGTGAGGACGAAGCGTTAGTGGAAGGTAGAAACGGCTGGCGCGGGTGCAAGATGTATTTTGAGGTTGGTGATTCTGGTATAAGAATTAACCATACCTTTACAGTAGGACATGACAATCCTAAGTATGTTGATAGTGGTATTAAATCTATTTTACTTATGGCGCAAGCTATGGGTATTAAAGAACCACCTAAAGATACATCAACTGCATTTATGGGTAAAAGCGTATCTGCTGAACTTATAAAAGATGAGAACGGGTATCTAAAAATTAACGAGGATTGGGGAAAGACTTGGCAATCAACTGATGCAAAGCCAAAAGTTGTTAGCGAAAAACCAATACAAGCTGGTCCATCAGAGGCTGATCTTAAAGCAATGGGATCAAGTGTAGCTGATGATGATGACGTACCATTTTGATGCTAAACGTAGGCCAACGCTGTGCGCTTATTGTAAGCGTCCAGCTGGCCCTTTTTTGAAACAAGATGGAGAACATTGGCTTGGTGCGTGCAGTATGGATCATTTAAAAAAGATTAGTGAAGGCGAAAGGCTACCTAATAAAGCACAATTAAATGATGATGGTATTGAATACTCTATAGCACAAACCAAAGATTTATATTTAGATTTAACATTAAAAGAAGCAGACAAACCATTACATCAATGGGATAGGGAGAACAGAAAACGAGTCTTTGCTTCTATTGTTAGAGAATATCTAAACTGGGCGAACGTGCAAGCCGAGTTAGATGACCAGAGAGCTGCAAATGGATTTAACAAAGTACCTGAAAAAGGACGTACTCTATAACGACTTAGGTTTTAGTACAGGTAAGAGTACACAAGATTTAATAAACGAGATGCAAGCACAGGGATTGCTTGTAGACTTCTTAGAAATTACTGGTGACATAATCAGAGTGCCAGTACATGCAACAAACAGCAAACCAGATAAAGGCGGTCAACGTAGTGGTTACTATGTGGTAAACCAAGTTGGCGAACATATGTTTTGTACTTATGGTAATTGGAAGACTGGCTTTGAAGGCAAATGGAGTTCTGTAGATACTAATAGCCTTAGTGTAGTAGACAAGCAAGCTTTACATGAACAGATGGCAGAGGCATCTAAAAAAGCGAAAGAGCAAAGGAAACTGAGACAAGACGAAGTTGCTGTGGAGGCAAAAGAACGACTGAATATATGCCACGAGGCTACTGAACATGAATATCTCACAAGTAAAAAAGTTAAAAGTTATGGGTTGAAGCAATTAAATGGAAACTTAATTGTTCCTGTGTATTCTACATCAGGCGAGCTTCGTTCTCTACAGTCTATTGATAAAAAAGGCAACAAAAGATTCAAATCTGCATCAGAAATCAAAGGCAATGTATTTTTAATTGGTACTAGCTTTGCAGAAATAAAAAATATAGAAAAATTAATTTTAGTTGAAGGCTACTCAACTGCTGCTTCAGTTTATGAAGCTACCCAAATTCCTGTTGCTTGCGTATTTAGTGCTAACTTTGTGTTAGATGCAGCCTCTAAATTGCGCGAGCTAACAGGTGCTAGATTTATTTTAGCGCTTGATAATGATGATAATGGTGTTGGTGAGAAGAAGGCGCAAGAGTGCGCGAGTGCTGTAATTAACTGTGCGGTGAGACTACCGAGCGAGCGCGGTGATTATAATGATCTGTATCTTAAACATGGTTTAGATAAAGTTAAAGCTGAACTCATGGAGCATAAGCTAGGCATACAAAAGTACGCTGTTAGAAACTTAGTAGGTAAGCCAGAGCCACAAAAATTTTTAGTAGATGGATTGATACCTATAGCCAAGCCAGGCATATTAGCGGCAGTTGGTGGCGTGGGTAAGTCACTTAGTATCATTCAGCTAGCATTGTCTGTGGCGTGCGGAGGCAGGTGGTGGGGTAAAGATGTAAAACAGCGTGGTAATACAGTAATTTTTTGTGCTGAAGATGATTTAATGGAAATACATAGGCGTTTAGATCTGCTTGATCCTAAAGGCAAGCGATTCGACTCCTCATATGATGTCTATGTGTTTCCAGTCCCAGAGCAGAAAGAACCAATGATATTGATGCGAGAAGAAGGGGTTACTCCTATCGCGCAAGAGCTGGTGGAGGAGTTAGGAGCAATACCAAATTTAAGGTTGGTTTGTTTTGATCCGCTACAAGCATTTACAACTGGTAATGTATCAAGTAGTAATGAGGCGGGACAGCTTTGGGGATCTTACTGCGCAAACATCAGCGCTAGATTGAAGTGTTGCACGCTCACAGTACATCATCTTAATAAAGGAGCGTTAGCAAATGATAGTGATGATGCTATGAGTCATAGAGCGGAGATCAGAGGCGCATCAAGTATTACTGATAGCGTGAGGTGGGCAATTGCTATGTGGTTGGCGAGCGCGGAGGATTGCGAAAGAATCTGTGAGGAAATGCGCGTGAAAAATGATCGCATGGCGGTGGTAAAAGCTGCACTTGTTAAATCTAATTCTGGCAATGTTGACTATGAAACCAAAACATTATTTAGGAAAGATGGCGTGCTTGAATTATTAGAAGAATTACAAAATCCAATTAAGTTATATGACAATTTTTAGGAGAAAATTATGAATGTATTAAGTTTATTTGATGGTATGAGTTGTGGGCGTATTGCCCTGGAGCGTTTAGGCATAAAGGTTAATAACTATTATGCTAGTGAGATTGATAAGTATGCTATGAAAGTTAGTGAAGCTAATTACCCAGATATTATACAAGTTGGTGATGTGACTGAATTAGATACCTCAACGCTACCAAACATTGATTTGGTTATGGGTGGTAGTCCATGTCAAGGATTTAGTTTTGCTGGTAAACAACTGGCTTTTGATGATCCAAGATCTGCATTGTTTTTTGAGTTTGTTAGATGTGTGAAAGAATTAAAACCAAAATATTTTTTATTAGAAAACGTAAGAATGAAAAAAGAATATTTGGATATTATTTCTGAACACATGGGAGTAGAGCCAATAATGATTAATTCAGCGTTAGTATCAGCACAAAACAGAGTCAGATATTATTGGACAAATATACCTGGAGTTGAACAGCCTGAACAAAGAGGCATGGTTTTAAGAGATATATTAGAAAATAAAGAGATAGATGGATTATCTGAAAAAGCAATTGCTTACATGAATAGAGGTAGCGAGAAATGGTCGGGTGGCAAAACAAGAGCCGAACATTACATAAAACATGAAAGCAAAAAGTCTAATTGTTTAACAGCAAATATGCACAAAGGCGTTCCTTATGGCGTTATTGCAGTTGATAAAACTAAACTTGTAGATGATCTTACTGATATACCCGACAAGTCACAAACCATTAAAGCGCAATACTATAAATCTTCTCGTGCTAATTTTGAAAATGATAGAAGGAAGGGTGGAACATTTGGTGCTACAGGAATACCACAAAAACCAATCCAGGTTGGTGAAGCTATAGATATTAATGGTCACGATATATTAAAAAGAGTCTATTCAGAAGATGGTAAGTCACCAACTCTTAATGCTTGCACTGGTGGAAATAGAGAACCAAAAGTAATGGTGGATAAAAGAAAACCAAATCAAATAAATCCAAGTAAGAAAGCAAGTGGCAAACAACCATATATGCAAGATAGGGTTTTTCATGTTGATGGTAAGTCCCATGCTTTAACAAGAGAATTTGCATCAAGAACTAATGTCGGAGATGAGCAAGAGGTTTATTGGCGAAAGCTCACCCCGATTGAGTGCGAAAGATTACAAACAGTTCCAGATGATTATACTAATCATGTATCAAATACTCAGCGCTATAAGATGCTCGGAAACGGCTGGACAGTAGATGTAATTGCTCATATTTTACAAAATATGGAAATAAACCATAGGGAGTGTTAGGGACATACTATGGGAGTGTTAGGGACATACCTTGGGTAAGATAGGGACATAACTTGAGTAAGACACTCCCATATATCCATATCATAGTCATATGATATAGGAAGCGAACCCCTTGAGGGGGTTCAGCTTCCATGAAAAGAAACGAAGGTAGAGAGAAGCAAAGAAGATGAAAAGATTTAAAACGATAGACAAGAATCATTGGTGGATCACCACGCATGAAAACCCAAGCGATAGAGCGGGAGTATTTATACCTTTAGCGCTTGCGCGGAAGGATGGTGACTTCTCGCGAGTGCGCGGGGTGGTGTGGGCATGGTTTAGGCGCGAGTGCGGGAGAACGGATTTGTCAGTCAGTGCGAAGCTGATTATGTGGGCGGTGTGCGAGCGGTGGCGGTATGAAACATGGTCATCGCATGATGCGATTAGTTATTATGCAAAGATGACTGGGGTGAATAGGAAAACATCAGGGCGCGCTATGACTGAGTTGATTGAAAAAGAGGTGCTTTGGTGTGTGCTAGAGGGTGAGCAGAAGCGCTTGCGGAAGTCTCAACCTGGTGGGAAGAAGCATTTTTTGTTGGTGGGGTTAGTGGATTTGCTTTGATTGGTTCGGCGCGTGGGCGGGAGCGCAAGGAACTAGCGAGAGCTATACAGGGGGAGCTTTTATCTTTGGAGAAGATAATAGAACTCTCACTAGTTCAAACTTATTGTATCATTTCTTGTCTTTTTTCTCTTTGGTTGTTTTTTTCTTTGCGCGCTTGCCGAATATACGATCAAATTCCGCTTCGTATTTTTTGCGGTCTGGTATTGGGCGAGGGCGTGAGCCTTTTCCTGTCATGGTTACTCCTGGTCGTTTACAATTGATTCAGCTATTAACTGTAATATTTCATCGCGGTCATCATCTTGATGTAAGCCTTGGTTAATTGCTATATCTGTTATTTCTATTTCTAATAATCCTTTGTTATCCATTTCAACAACTTCATCGTATATATTTTCTAGTTGTTGCTCGTTGTGTATTACGCTCATGTTAATCCTTTTGGTTTAGGTTATATGCTTTCATTATTTTCTCGCGGTCATCTTTAGAAACGATCTTGAGTATTTTTTCCAGGGTAAGTCTACTTTTCCACCCTTTGTTCTGGTTTAAGCCGTATTTTTGCCGTATATCTCTTAATAATTCCTCTCTGGTCATTTCTAAAGCCTTGTAACGCCATGTTTGTCTACATAGGCTATCTTATCCTTATCTGTATCAATAAGTAACCACGCGCCCTGTCCGTCCGTTTTAGAGGCATCTTCTGAAATGTAGGCATAATCGCCAGTTATTCCATTGTCTACCATGTGCGCCCTGTATTTTGCTAGTGCCTGGTCAAATGTCATAGTCTTGCCTTAAATAGTTGTATTAACAAATCTAATTGTTTATTGGTTAAATGTCTTAAGTGTTGCGGGATCTTGCGCCTATCAATCTTCATGGTTGTTTTTCTCCTTATCTTTAATTATTAAATATGCGCCGTGTATACAAAAGGCCATGAACAAGGCTAATAATATTATTGTTATTACTTGATCCATTTTAGTTTTTTAAGAAATGGTTTATTAGATATGAACCATGCCAAGCTTTTTGTTTGGTAGTTCTATTTAGTAGTTTATTAATTAAGTTTTTCATAATTACTTCTCCAAAGTATGTAAGATTTAATTACCTTACAATACTCATTATGCATATATTCACCCAATATGCAACAATATATATGTAAAAATGTGCAATTTATTACCTAAAATGTGCAAAATAACCTAAAATAAAGCATGGAAAAGGGAAAACCAGGTAGAAAAAGAAAGTTAGCAAGTCTTACAGAAGAAGACTATAAACAGATTAGCGCATGGGCTGGAGATGGCTTAAATGAAAGCCAAATAGCTACTTTACTTAATGTAAACATCTCAACAATTACCAGAGAAAAGAAACGTAATGAGCAATTCGCGCACGCTATAAAAAAAGGAAGATACAAAGCGGTGCAACTGGTAGCAAATAAAGTTTTTGAAAACGCGATGGATGGCAAAGAAACTTCAGCCATTTTCTTTCTCAAAAACCGCGACCCAGATAACTGGGCGGACCGCCAGGAAGTAAATTACAATTTAGATCTTAAGAATGTTCTCACCAGCGCGCGCTCTAGGATCATAGACCATCGCCCGACCTCGCTACCCAAGCGCACGCAAGCGCCAACAGCGAGCGCTAGCGAGGGTGTGGATGAATAACAAAGGGGTTAGATGCGGGCTTAGTTTTTTAAAGCTCCCTTTTTAACTAATGCAAGCTCTCGATAATTCGCATTTGACCCCCCCTTCGTTTGTATTGCGGGGGGGAAAAAAATGGAACTACTCAACTAAAATTTTTTAATTTTTTTTTAATATGAAATACGGCGTAAAACTAGAAAAGGAATTGATGACCGAACTATGGTCAGGACCAATCAAAGACAACCCAGTAAACTTTGTTAAGTATGTATTCCCATGGGGACAGAAAGACACCCCCCTTGAAGAGTTTAAAGGACCAAGAAAGTGGCAAGAAAAAATTTTGCGAGAAATGGCAATACACATTGAGCGAAACAATGTATTAGATTTACCAGAGATGTTTAGACTAGCCGTAGCCTCTGGTCGTGGTATTGGTAAATCTGCACTAGTCGCATGGATCATTCTATGGATGCTCTCCACGCGCCTGGGGTCAACCATTATTGTTACCGCTAACACCGAACAACAGCTCAGATCAAGAACATGGGCGGAGCTAGGTAAATGGCTCACGCTCGCTATCAACTCACATTGGTTCACCAAAACAGCTACCACGATAAAACCCGCACAATGGTTTGAAGATGCGCTAATTAATGACCTCAAGATAGATACTGGTTATTACTACGCGCAAGCGCAGTTATGGAGCGAGGAAAACCCAGATGCGTTTGCAGGTATCCACTCATCATACGGCGTATGTTTGATTATGGATGAAGCATCGGGTATTCCCGCGCCCATCTACTCCGTCAGCGAAGGGTTCTTCTCCGAACCCACGCGCGATAGGTACTGGTTTACTTTTTCCAACCCGCGCCGAAACACAGGGCCATTCTACGATAGCTTTAACTCTAAACAATCCTTTTGGAAAAACGAACAAATAGACTCGCGCACTGTAGAAGGCACAGACCAAAAGCTCTTTCAAACGATGATTGAGCAGTACGGCGAAGATTCCACAGTCGCGCGCGTGGAGGTGATGGGCGAGTTTCCATCCGCTGATGACGATACTGTAATACCAATGAGCTTAGTCAAAGCTGCTATTGATAGGGATGTATCACTTACAGCTAACGCGCCGATTATATGGGGATTAGATGTTGCACGCTTCGGCGGTGACAACTCCGCGCTATGCGTTAGACAAGGTAATCATGTGATGAGTATCAAGTCATTTAAGTCTATGGATCTAATGCAGTTATGCGGTGTGATTAAAAATATGTACGATGAATGCACCGCGATAGAAAAACCACAAGAAATATTGGTAGATGTAATCGGCTTGGGCGCAGGCGTGGTGGACAGGCTTGCAGAACAAAATTTACCAGTACGCGGGATTAATGTTGCTGAAGCTCCCGCGACTAAAAAGAATTATTTAAACTTACGCGCAGAGTTATGGTTTGCTATTAAGGATTGGCTGGCGCAGCGTGATTGCAGGCTGCCTAGTGATGATGATCTTGTCGCTGAATTGGCTGCGCCATTGTATAAATATACCTCTACTGGCAAAATAAAGATAGAATCAAAAGACGAAATGCGCAAGCGCGGGATTAAATCACCAGACAAAGCAGATGCACTTGCTTTGACTATGGCATCCTCTGCTGCAAGTTTTGGTGGAAGCACTAGCTTTTTAGGTTATAATTTCAGACAACCACTAAAATCTAGAATAATCAGAGTAGGGTAATTTATGGCAAAGCAATACAAAGAAGAAGAAATCAAGGCTATCTCAGAAGAAGAAAGTAAGTCTATTGATTTAGTCGGCGTGATTAAATCCGAGATGGATGACGCTAAAGATTTTATACACCAAGTCGGCGCGGAAAGAGCTGAATCCACAGAATACTATCTTGGTAACGAGCCAGAAGGCACTAGCTCACTACAGTCAGAATTTGTATCTACAGATGTTAGAGAAAGCATTTTATTTATGTTGCCGTCTATCATGCGTACTTTCTTTGGTACTAAGAAGATTGTTGAGTTTGTACCCAAAGGACCAGAAGATATCCAACTAGCCGAACAGCAAACTGATTATATTAATTATATTATTCAGCAAAAGAACCCAGGCTTCCAAGTGCTGTATGATGTATTCAAAGATGCACTTGTTAGAAAGACTGGTTTTGTCAAAGTGTTTTGGGATGATTCAGTAACTGCTACCACGCACGAATACACTAACTTAGATCCGCAATCCTACCAAGCGTTAATACTAGATAAAAATGTTGAGATAGTAAAAGAGTCAGTAACCAACGAGACGATAATAACTTTTGATCCTATCAGCCAACAAGAAGTCACCCAAGAAGTGCCTGCTAGTTACGACCTAACCATTAGAAGATTAAAACCAAAAGACCAAGTTTGCATAGAATCTATACCGCCTGAAGAAGTTTTAATATCAAGACACGCACGCGATATAGAATCTGCATCTTACGTTGCGCACCGCATGATTAAATCTGTATCTGATTTAGTGGCAATGGGTTACGATCAAGAAGAAATAGAACAATACGCAGGCTACGGCGGTAGTGCGTTAGATCCTGAAAGCTACGAAGAACAAGAAGCTAGAAACCCATTTGACAATATGGTCTACCCAGATAGAAACGATGCTGGCGGTAAAGATGTGTTATACATAGAACATTACTTGTTTTATGACTTTGATGGCGATGGTATTGATGAACGTATCAGAGTTTGCACCGCAGGCAACGGCTTAGAAATATTAAACGTAGAGCAATGGGATGAGCTACCAATATGTATGTTCTGCCCTGATCCAGAACCGCACACAGCTATAGGTTCATGTCCTGCTGATTATCTTAAACCAATACAATCAGCTAAGTCACAAATTATGCGTGACACTTTAGATTCACTCGGTCATTCAATCTTCCCACGCATGGGTATTGTTGAAGGACAAGTAAATATAGACGATGTACTAAACACCGACATAGGGCAACCTATTAGGATGCGTGCGCCAGGAATGGTACAACCATTTGCTGTGCCGTTTGTGGGTAAAGAAGCGTTCCCAGTACTAGGATATTTGGACGAAGCTAAAGAAAACAGAACTGGCGTATCCAAAGCATCAGCTGGCTTAAACGCAGACGCTCTACAATCCAGCACCTCAACAGCTGTATCAGCTACTATGAGTGGCGCACAAGGTAGAGTAGAACTTATTTGCAGACATTTTGCTGAAGGTGGCTTAAAAACCATGTTTAAAACAGTAAATAGCTTGGTAATCAAGCACCAAAACGCGCAAGATGTGTTTAGATTGAATGGTAAATTTATCCCTGTAGACCCAAGATATTGGGATAATGACAAGGATTTAGTGGTAAATGTAGCTATATCTAAGTCATCTGACGAAGAAAAGTTCCAAGTGTTAGCACAATTATCGCAAAAACAAGAACAAATCATGGCAACGCTAGGACCACAGAATCCTCTAGTGTCAATGCAACAATACGCTAATACTTTGACTAGAATGATAGAGATGGCTGGTTTCCAAGACGCGCAAAGCTTTATCAATACAGAAGTTCCGCCGATGCCTCCGCAAGCGCCTGAGCAACAAAAGCCAGATGCAGCTGAAATGCTTGCACAAGCTGAAGCAATGAAGGCACAGGTCAGCGCACAAAAGGCAATGATCGATGCTGAAACCGATAGAATGAAAATCATCATGGATGACGACAGACAAAGAGATATTGAAGAGGCACAACTTAGAGTCAAAGCGCTAGAGCTACAAGCTAAGTACGGCGCACAAATTAATATCGCAGAAATCAACGCAGTAATGGAAAGAGACAGAGAAGGAATAAGACAAAATGCAAAAGCTCAAGCTCAAGGATTATTTACAAACAATGTCCCACCACAAAATATTTGATATTGAAGTAATTGTGGATGACATGGTTTATGTTGGTAAAGAAATTAGAGCGAAGGACAGAAATCACGCAATGCAGATTATGTCTGTAATGTCAGGTGGACAAGTAACACAAGATTCTGAAATAATTTATTACGAAGAAAGGATGGTACATTAATGAAATACTTAAAAATAGCATGGGAATGGATTAAAAAGATCACCCTAAAGATTGTAGGCTGGATTAAATATGCCTATAACAAAGTTGCAGGTTGGTTAGATAACTTACTAGAACCTAAACCAATCATTAAAAAAAGAGGCAGACCTAGGAAGAAGAAATAATGGTAGCACCAAGAAAAGGCAAAGCAAAAGTAAAGATTACCAAGTCTGGTAAAAAAGTAAGTTACGGACAAGCAGGCAAAGCTAAAGGCGGTGGACCAAGGGTTAAGCCAGGAACATCTAAAGGCGATTCATATTGCGCTAGAAGTCTAGGTATAAAGAAAAGATTATCTAAGAAAAAACAAAACAACCCCAACACTCCTAACAACCTATCAAGAAAAAGATGGAAATGTTCTGGAGCTAAATCAAGAAGAAAATAAGGAGATAATATGCCAAGAGGACTATACGCAAATATACACGCTAAAAGAAAAAGAATTAAAGCTGGTTCTAATGAGAAGATGAGAAAGCCTGGAACTAAAGGCGCACCTACAGCTAAGGCTTTTAAGAAAGCAAAGAAAACAGCTAAGAAAAGAAAGTGAAGTTTATAAGTTACCTTATAGATAAATTTTTAGAACGATCATTCCAAAAAACAGAAGATAAACTAACACAATCTAAATGAACGACATCGTTACCTTGATAACCGAATTAGGTTTTCCTATAGCTGCGGCCATAGGTCTAGGTATGTTTGTTTGGAAACTAATTAACAGAATCATAGATGGTATGGAAACTAAATTAGATACTGTAGATGAAAAAGTTAATACATCACTCACAGCCATGGAAGAAAGACTAGGCACAAAACTAGACACACAACATGGTATTTTAGTAGCATTGATAGATAGAGTTAGATCACTAGATAATGAAATTATCAGACAAGACACTATGATTAAAACTATGTTAGGAGTTCCACAGTTAATAGACACTAACAAAATAGCTAAAGCAAAAAGAAATGACAAAAGGAAAGATTAGTTTATTAGTATTATGTTTATCTGTATCAGCAGATGAAATGGTACATAAATTTAAGTCACCATCGTTCTCTGGTGTTGGCACATCTGCACATTATCTAACTATAGAAAACCAAATGCACACTAGAAAGATGACGTTAAAAGCAGAGATAAAAGCGTTGCAAGATGAAATAGAAAGAGACAAAGAAAATACTACACTAGCAAGGTTTATAAGAAACTTAGAATCAAGAATCTATGCACAGCTATCAAGACAATTAGTAGAGAACCTGTTTGGTGAAACTGCAAGCACTAGTGGTATTTTAGAGTTAGAAGGCAATACTATAGAGTATAATGTTATAGACGGAATAATAACTTTAACAATAACAGATGCAAATGGTGATACAACGACTATATCTTTGCCTATTGGCAACTTTACTTTCTAGTTGCGCAATAATAATAGATCCGTTAGAAAACAACCTACCACCATTACAAAAAATAGAAAAGCCAGAAATAGGTTCATTACTTGTACCTGAGCTTGCTAACATAAAAGCAAACAATAAAGCCAAACCAGTAGTAGCTATCTACGCAGGATCATTTACAGATCAAACTGGTCAAAGAAGAAGCAACAGCACTTACGCAACTTTCTCATCAGCAGTAACACAAGCACCAGACGCATACTTAATTAGAGCCTTAAAACATGCAGGTATAAATCATAATGGTTTTTTTGAAGTAGTAGAGCGAGTTGGTTTAGATCATGTAACTAAAGAAAGACAGATCATAAGAAGCACCAGGCAAGAGTTTAAAAAAGATACCAAATTACAACCACTTATGTTTGCGGGTTTAATAATGCAAGGTGGCGTGATATCATACGAAAGTAACGTAAAGAGTGGAGGTGCTGGAGCTAGATACCTTGGAATAGGAATGTCTAGGCAGTACAAACAAGATACAGTTACCATCTCCTTACGTACTGTATCTGTGAGTACGGGTAAAGTATTACTAGAAGTATTAGTAACTAAAACGATATTAAGTGCATCTATAGATCAAGATATCTTTCGTTTTATTAGTGATTCAACCGAACTAGTAGAAGTAGAGAGCGGTTTAGTCAGGAACGAGTCAATCAATATAGCACTACAAACAGCGATAGAAACTGCTGTTTTACAAACTATAAAAGAAGGAACAAATAGAGGATATTGGAATTATGAAGAATTTAAAACAATTGATTGCGATGACGATTGTCTTACCGCTATTCGCGGCTGACAACGAAATATATGTAGAGCAAGCAGGCGCAACTGCAAACATAGACCTAGAGCAGTTAGGCTCATCTAACATTATTGGTGGTCTCAACTCTATAGCAGGTACACTTACGCCGCTTGATTTAGATGGCCTTAACTTAACACTAGATATTAACCAGATAGGTAACAGCAATAAATTTCTTGGTGATATTTATGGTAATAATATAACAGGATTTTTTGAGTTTGATGGCGATAGTAATACATTCACTATACAAGCAGATCCAACAGATACTTATGGGATTGACGGATCAAACTACAATGTTGATGTAACAGGTAGTTCTAACACATTTACGTTAGATACTGGTACAAGCGCATTAAGTGAAAACTTAGACTTAGATTGGATAATCAATGGTGATAGCAATACCTTTGATTTTGATATTAATTATGATGGTGCTACTAGCTATGTTGATGTAGATGGGGATAGCAACACAGTAAACTTTACAGGAAGTGGATATGCAGGAGGATACTTCTATCTCGACCAAACAGGAAACAGTAGAACATTTAACATCATACAATCATCAACGCTTGCTGCTGATTGGCTACAGATCAATTCTACTGGGTCTAGCGGTACTGTTTGCGTCGTTCAAAACGACGGCGGAACAACAACCAGCTGTTGATGTAGGCAATATATCTGAGCTGACTGGTTCAGCACAGGTTGTAAGAGATAAGCCATACACAGCTACAGAGTCGTTTGATATACAACAAAATGATGAAGCCATTACATCTAATGGTCGTATGGCTATTACATTCTTAGATGATTCTAAAGTAAAACTGACTGAACATTCGCAACTTACTATTGACGAATATATCTTTGATCCTAACCCCAGCAAATCTAAAATGGCTATTACCTTTGGTCTTGGCACAGCTAGATTTATTACAGGTAGCCTAAATAAGATAGATAAAAATAATATAGATCTTAAAACACCTACAGCGAATATAGCTATAAGAGGTACTGATTTCACTGTAACTGTAGATGAAACTGGTCGCAGTTTATTAATACTATTACCTGATATCAATGGTTTATCTAGTGGTGAAATACTAGTAACTACAGCTATGGGTACAGTTACGCTTAATAAACCCTATGAAGCTACAACTGTAGATGTATATGAAAAGTCACCAAGTACGCCAGTCATACTAGACTTAACGCTAGAGCTAATAGATAACATGCTTATCGTAAACCCACCTAAACAAGAGCAAGCTATAGAAGAAACTATACAAACAAAAAAGAAAAATATATTAGACTTTGATGATCTTGATATAGATTATTTAGAAGAAGATTTATTAGATGCAGAACAAGAACTAGAGTTTACAGAGCTAGATATAAACTATCTTGATGTGAACTTCTTAGAAGATTTACTTGATGTCATAGACGCATTACAAGAAATACAAGAAGAGGATCAGTTAGCACAGGATGCAACAACAATTAATCTAGTTGGTACAAGCTTAGGTCAAGACTTAAACACACAAATCACATCGTATGTGACTGGTGAAGTTTTAACACTTATGCGTAGTGTTAATGATACTGCAAGGGTAGACATAGATTCATCTTCTAGTTATACAGTTATCTTTATACAAGATGGTGCATCAAAGGTGGTTAAAGTAAATGGCGGTACTGGTAGTATAATTAAGATCACACAGAGTGATTAATGAAACGACTACTATTCATCATACTTATAATACTAGCATTGCCTTTGTTATATCAGTCAACGCCTACAGAAATATTAAAATTAAAAGTCTTTGATTATTTAGTACCAAAGCAACAGCCTTCTGGGTACTTTACTATTCTAAATATTACAGAAGAAGATATAGCTAACGAAGGTGGTTGGCCGTTACCTAGAAAAAGACTAGGTGAAATACATACAGAGATAATTGCTAAAGGTGCTATAGGTGTAGGTTATGTTATTGGATTCCCACAACCAGATCGTTTAGGTGGTGACAAATACTTTGCAGAATCATTAAAGTATGGCACTTCTATATTAGCAATGTTTGAAAATCCTAATGGTGTTTATCCGCCAACAACAGGAACTGTCATACTTGGTGATGATGTAGGTGGTATGACTACAAATGGTGTCATACAAAATACAAAGATATTAACAACTTATGCACAGGAAGGTATTGCAACTGCACCAACTGATGTAGACAACTTAGTAAGAAGAATACCATTATTGTTAAGAACACCAGATGGATATGTACCTGCGTTTGGCACAGAAGTATTAAAAGCATTGGTAGATGCAAAAACATACGTTATAAAAACCAATGACCTTGGTATAGAAGAAATTAGAGTCAAAGGATTACCACCAGTTGCTACCGACAGTTTAGGTCGTAAGTGGATCAGTTGGGTAGATACACCACAAACTAATTTACAAGAAATGGATGTTGCTGGTAAGTTTGTATTTGTTGGCGTAACTGCTCCAGGCATCATGCCACAAATCGCAACTCCAACTGGATTATTAGAACCACACAAAATTCAAGCAGCATTATCTGAGTCAATCTTGATAGAAAATTCACCAAGGATTCCTGATTGGCATTTATTAGCCGAAATTTTAATTTTAGGAATTTTTGTGTCGCTGACGTGGCTTGTAATTAATTATCTCAGTATAGCTAAGGGCATAAGTCTCGCTGTAATTTTGCTCTTCACCACAGGCTTCTCAGGGGTTTTTAGCGTTCAGAAAGGTATTTTGTTGGATTTTTCATGGACTTTCATCTCTCAAATACTAGTTTCTACTATTGCTTTGTATTTAAGCTACAAAAAACAATATAAATTACGCCAACAGATAAAAAAACAGTTTGAACATTACCTTGATCCGAGACAAGTTAAACAATTACAAAACAATCCTGACTTGTTAAAACTTGGTGGTGAGAAAAAAGAAGCAACATTTTTATTTACAGATGTTAGAGGTTTTACAAATTTAAGTGAAAAGTTAGAGCCAGAACAAGTTACTGAAATTATGAATAAGGTATTAACTGCACAAGTGCGTTGCATACAAGCACACGGCGGTATGGTAGATAAGTTTATTGGTGATGCAGCTATGGCAATATTCTCAGCACCATTAGATTTAGATAACCATGAAGATAGAGCTATAGCATGTGCGCAAGATATAAAAACATCTATACAACAATTACAACAAGAATTATCAGAACCTATAGCTATAGGTATAGGTGTAAATACAGGAACTGCTGTTATTGGTAATATGGGTAGTGATACTAGGTTTGATTATTCTGCTATTGGTGACTGTGTAAACACAGCTGCGAGATTAGAGTCAGCAACTAAAGAAGTGGGTGTAGATATATTGATCGGTGAATCTACTGCAAATAAATCTAAAATTGAGTTAAAATTATTAAAACCAATAAAAGTTAAAGGCAAAGAAAAACCTTTGATTATTTATACAACATAGGAGTAATTATGCCAAGAGGTAAAGGAACATACGGATCTAAAGTAGGTAGACCACCTAAAAAGAAAAAAGTAAAAAAAACTAAAAAGTGAAACCATCATCTGCAAAAGCCAAAGGGAGAGCTTTGCAACAATGGGTAGTAGACAAACTTGTTGAACTACTAGGATTTGATCCAGAAGATTTAGAATCAAGACCAATGGGTTCTAATGGTGAAGATATCATCATGGGCGTGCAATCTCGCAAACAATTCCCATATTCAATAGAGTGCAAAAATCAAGAAGCTGTGAATGTATGGAAAGCATACGAACAGTCGCAAGAAAACTGTAAAGATTACGAACCTTTGGTTATAATTAAAAGAAACAGAACAAAACCATTAGCATTAGTAGATGCTGAGTATTTTTTAAAACTACATAAAAAAGATGATTGATAAACTAATAGGTCCAGTCAGCGACATAGTTGGCAAATTAGTGCCTGATAAAGACTTACAAGCAAAGCTTAACCATGAACTTAAAACAGAATTACATAAAGCGAATATGGCACAGATTGAGATCAACAAGATTGAAGCTGGACATAGATCCTTATTCGTTGCAGGCTGGCGGCCTTTTGTGGGGTGGACTTGCGGCATTGCTATGCTGTACCACTTTTTATTACAGCCTATTATTGTATTCGGACTATCAGCAGCTGGACTATCATTTGACTTACCAAGTTTTGATATGGGTTCGCTAATGACTGTATTAATGGGTATGCTAGGACTTGGTGGATTAAGAACATTTGAAAAGACTAAAGGAGTATCAAAATGAGTTGGAAGAACTTTGTATTAGAAGAATTTGCTTGTAAACATTGTGGTGAAAACCAAATAGAGCATGAGCTTATAGACAAGCTACAAGAACTAAGAACAGAGTGTGGATTTCCATTCAAAATCACATCTGGTTATAGATGTGCAGATCATCCTGTAGAAATTAAGAAATCTAAACCTGGTACACATGCTTTAGGTTTAGCAGCAGATATAGGTGTTAGAGGCAAACAAGCATTAGAAATTATATCTAAGGCCAGAGACTTTGGCTTTACTGGTATTGGTGTAAACCAAAAGGGTGGCGCAAGATTTATACATCTTGATATATCTAAAGATTCACAAGGTAGACCTAGACCACATATTTGGAGCTACTGATGGAATTTGATGGCATGATGTTTTGGAATATTGTAATGACATTAGTATTTGCACCAATCATACATGGCATCAGAACTAACGCGACAGAAATGAAAAGAGTTGATATACTGCTTAATAAGACTCGCGAAGAAGTTGCAAAAGATTATGTAACTAAAGTTGAGCTAACAATCAGCATAGACAGAGTTATAGATCGTTTAGATAAACTAGACGAAAAAATGGACAAAATAATCAGCAAGTAATATGGCATATACATATAGAAAAAGAAATCCAGAAACAGGTGAAATAGAATTTTATCAAGATCCTGAAAGAACATTATTTGCTAATAACTTAGGTTCTATATATAACATTTTACCAGGTAACATGGCGAATTTAGGAAACGCAGGATACACTAGCGGTTTTGATTATGCGCGTTCTATAGCTGGCGGTATGCCAATGTCACAAGTTATAGCACCAGGTGTAAGCTATTCGCCCGAACAACCTATGGGTTACACACAAGCACAACTTAATGGTGATATACCAGTAGAAAAACCTGTTGCACCACCTCCGCCAGTTAGGGACGATCAAATATTCGTACCACCTGTAACACCACCTGTAACACAACTACCTGATGATCTTGGTTTCTTAGGCACAGGTATTGGTGGAGTAACTATACCTTTTGATAGATTGCAAATACCAAGACAATTGCCACAAATAGATTTGTCTAACATTGATTTTTCACAAATAGAAATACCAGAAAATGTAAGAACAGGATTGCAAGGATTGTTAGGAGTACCACAAATAGATCCTGAAGCTTTAAAAGCAGACATTTTGGAACAAGTACCAAGCTTTGATCCAACAGGTTTACAAACAAGATTGGGTGCATTGGAATCACAACAGATACCTGTATTCGACCCATCAGGTTTACAGGAACAAATCACGTCTTTACAGCAAAGACCAGGCTTTGATCCTAGTGCAATACAAGAGCAGATTACTGCATTACAACAAAGACCAGGATTTGATCCTTCTGGTTTACAAGAACAAATAGGTTTATTGCAACAGCAAGTTCCATCAAGAGATGACTTTATGTCAATTCAACAAGATATAGCTGAATTATCTGCAAGAGAAATACCACAGTTTGACCCAACAGGATTACAACAACAAATTAACTTATTACAACAACAACCAGGATTTGACCCAACAGGATTGCAAGAGCAGATAACACAAATTTCACAAAGGCCTGGATTTAATCCAACACAATTACAGCAACAAATAGCAGAATTGCAAACACGACCAGGTTTTGATCCTACAGGATTACAGCAACAAATAGCTGGTTTACAAGAAAATATTGGTCAGATAACACCATTTGATCCAACAACATTACAACAAAGACTTGGTATATTAGAACAACAAGTACCGACTAGAGATGATTTTATGTCCATACAACAAGACATAAACCAACTACAAACTAGACCCCAGTTTGATCCTACTGGACTACAACAACAAATTGGTAGTCTTGAGCAACAGATAGGTTCAATACCTCAGTTTGATCCAAGTGGTATACAAGAACAAATAAGCGCACTACAACAAAGACCTGGATTCGATCCATCAACTTTGCAAGAACAGATTACAGCTCTGCAACAAAGACCTGGATTCGATCCTAGCGGAATACAAGAACAGATTAGTGGTTTACAACAATCCATAGGTAATATACCTATGTTTGATCCAACAGGCTTACAAGAACAAATAAGCACGTTGCAAAGTAGGGAAATACCCATGTTTGATCCTACTGGGTTGCAACAACAGATCGCAGAATTACAAGGTAGACCTGGTTTTGACCCAAGTGGAATACAACAGCAAA